TCAAATCTAACAAGTCTAAAATCAATTATGTCCGTCATTGTTTTTATGTATATCCAATATAGTTTGTAACTTATCTCTACCTTTATTATAGAGTAAAGTTGCTCTAGCACCTTCATGTAAAGGTTTTGGCCAGTTGCCTATATTGACCCACGCATAACCACAACTTTCGCCATTTAGGGTAGGTAAAAACTCATCTTCTATAACCGCTACAAAACTATAATACATAAAATGTCGGTCTTTGCTTTGATAAACGTCTATTGGATTAAGTTTACTAATATCTGGTACTATGCCTAATTCTTCTTCTACTTCTCGTATCAGTGCTTCATAAGGAGACTCACCATTTTCGATGATACCTCCCCAAAATCCCCAAGTGTGTTTTTGTCTTTTGTCACTGTTTCTAAACTGTAAGAGTACTCTGTTTGTTTTCGTAGATAAAAATAATGTGCCTACAGCAACAATACCTTCAAATGGTTCTACAGGACTAGTGTCCAATATCCCGGGTTGTACTCGCCTTCGTAAATGCTCATCCATAGTTTTCCTGTCCATCTATAAACTTTATTAGTATTTAAGTTCTTTGATGTAGCAATAGTATCGGATTTGGTGCTAGAATCAAAACTAACCACCCATCCAGTCGAACTATATTCTATAATGTCATTTGCCGCGGCAACTACATTCCAATTTGTGTACCCTTCGCCTAAATCTTCAGTAATTAAATATCGCTGACCGTATGCTAAATCAGGTAAAGTGCCATCACCAGGATAGTTCTTTGTAGGATCTATGATTTTATTTACGTCACCAATAGTCGAGGCTGGTAATGTATCAGTATCTAAATTAAATACCAATTGGGTGTCGTCAGCAGGATTAATAGCAATAGTACCTGCTATGTCTTGCGTATCGTCATCCATGTCATCAATAATTTTTAATTTTAATAAACTAATACTATCTTGTACTTCTTTGTCGTACATTTCTAGCAATGGCGCCCATTTTTGTGGGTTTACGCCTGCTTCGTCGTACAACGTTATACTTCCATTTACAACTTGTATTCTATAATTACCCGGAGTAACAATTACTCTAGATGTTAAGTCAAAGTTTCTAAAGAAGTCGTATATGTCTTCGTCATAACCAATATCGGTTAAATTTTGACCGTTAAAGTCAGCAAACACATTAGTCTGTATTTCATGTATTATGCTTTGACGTTTAACTTTAGCAGGTGGATTAATCCAAATAGGTAATTGGAAAGTTAATGTCGACACATCAATTTGTTCGTCGACGCCCTGCGGTAATGTTCTGTTATTAAACTGTATGTCTGTTAATTCTACTTCTACAATTTGTGTCCAATCAAATGGATTCGTGTTTTGTTGTAATTGTATTGTAGGGTTAAACAGTACTAAAATTTGTTCCATAAGTTGTAACTTAGTATCTGTGTTTGGTGTCCAGATATCAACTTGCATACTTAGGTTAAAGGGAACAGGCATATATCTATTAATAGTATATTGATTGCCTTGTTCGTTGCTATACGATTGTGTAGCATCGTCGTACTTTCTTTCTGTAACTGACTTAGTGTCAGTAAAGAATGGATCTTGTGTTCTATCTCTTGCTAGTGCTAAACTGGCTATGCTTACACCTATAAACGGTGTACTGTTAATCACGTTCTCTGAATTTTCTCTAAGTAAATGTGAAACCATTCTACTTGGATCAGCATATCTAACAGGCACAGTATTATATCTAATATCTTCGCCATCGCGTCCGCCTTCTGCTACTTTAAAAGCATGAAATATTCTAATAAATTGTAGAATATATCTTCTTACTTGTTCATCATACCAATATTGCATTTTTAATTATCCGTCTTAGGTTTAACAATTTTACTAACGTATGTTCTTTCGTTAGTAATTGATTTGTCTGTGTTATTTGTTTGTGTGGTATTGTTAATAAACCCATCTAGGATTCTATTAGCACTTGAGAATACTTGTTTGCTATCATCAGCAACTTTAACCCAACGAGTACCTTGTTTTTTAAATATTCTGCTTGGAGTGAAGTCTGTTCTTAAGAAATAGTCACCGTCTACAGATGCTAATGGGAAAGAAATACCACTACCTAGTAGTGTAGCACCATTAGGCGCACCGTCTATTGTACCAATAAATGGCTTTCCTTTAGCATTTTCATCTACATAAAGATGTGCCCCATCGGCATAGTACGGATCATTTGGTACTTCATTTTCTGCTTGTTGTACAATAGCATCCGAAATATCAATCTCATCTTTATATGTGCTAATTATGTTTCTTAAATCATCCTCTTCGTCACCATAACCAATAATATCTCTGTACTCTTGTGAGTCGGATATTGGTCCTAGTTTGACTCTCCACATGTGTGGCCACCAATTTGGATCAAATCCTTCTGAGGGCCTACTGGCGTCTGTAACTACATAAAATCTGTTAACAGCATCTTTCCTTTCGTCTAACAATAAGTCATCACGTAGATGCGGTAACTCTATTACATCACCAGCCATTAATTTTCTGCCTATGGTATCTACCATTGTATCCATATGAAAACTCATAAAAAGAGTGTCATTTGATAAAAACATACCAAATTGCGTAAGATCAAAGTCGTTATCGCCTACATTGTAAGCACCACGTAGTTCAAATATGTCGTCGCTATACTTTCGGTCTCTATTTTCTAAAAATAAAACATCCTGTATAAACGTCTCACCTGATCGTTGATCGCCATCCGCACCATATGTATTGCTTTCTTGTGGTTTTGTAAAGTCTTTGGTATCACCTTGATCGTGTATACCAACATATTTGTGTACGTTGACGCCAGTACCGCCGGCGTATATATTTTCCGCCACGATACCGTCGATAAACTTATAATCGTTTCTTTTTACTGGGTTCCATAAACTTATTTTAGGCATAACTGTATTTATCAGATTGACAACGGATCAGAAATTTGCTATTATACTGTTTATGGAAATATATGAAATAGTAATATTAACGGTTGTACTCATCGGGTGTTCTTGGAACGCCTACTACATTGGTAGACGCGAAGGTAGAAAAGACGCATCTCAAGAAGCAATGATAGGAACACTTATCTTTGCCAGGGATAAATTCTTACTTAAAGACAAAGAAGACATTGTTTGGCAGTACCTAAACGAAGATATGGCAACTATAGTAAAAATGGTAGTTGATCGCAAGATTTAATCTATTTGACACCCTTTTTGCCAGAAAAATTATATATAGTTTTAAAATTGAGTAATTATTGGTATGGCTAAACGAAAAACAAAGACAGTTTACTTCACTCCAGAACCGGATTGGAAGAAGTACGAAGGAACAACGGATCAGGATGCAATGAATAAGGCATACCAGGACGTTCAGTATTTTGTAAGAACTGAAATAAAAGACAAAGACAAGATCGCATTAACCAGAAAATGGGTTAAAGACGATTCCGGTTGGGACAAGATGGACATAGTTACAATACTTAGGGCGCCTGACTGGGCATTTGGACCTACAAGTACTACTATTTACTCTTGGAAAAAACTTAACTTTATTCCTGATAATATTTTAGAGCATTTGGAGAAGAGAAAGGCTGAGTGGCTTGTACAAGGCAGTAAAGTTATTGAAGAAAAAATTGCCAAAGCAGAAAAGGCACCTAAAAAGGTTATCAGCATTCAAGAAAGAATGAAGGAGCAGGTAAGTGATATATGCGGTGACTTTGAAGGCTTCTTAGACGATATGGTCGATGGTGCTAAAACAATCAAAGAGTTTGATCCATTTAAAATGATGATGTCATATCAACCAGAGATTAAAGGACCTCATGCTAAAATTATAAAGGACGAGTTTGCTAACAGTCATTTAGAAGCATTAGAAGTGCTTGAATGGAAAGACGAAGACCTCAAAGAAGCATACGAACACTTTGATGCTAAAATGCGTAAAGCCTTCGTACAGTACTACGAAACGATTAATACTGCTTGTGATACCATTATCAAAACAAAAGCGACTACACGCAAGGCTCGTAAGCCTAAAGCACGGTCTAAAGAGGCTATCGTGAAGAAATTAAAGTATCAAATTAATGATCCGCAATTTGCTTTAGCAAGTTTACCACCAACAGATATTGTGTATGCTAATGAAGTTTGGATATACAATACTAAGACTCGTAAGATAGGTGTATACAAAGCAAAAAACATAGATCCCAAAAACTTACAACGTCCTGGCACAGGCATTATGGTCAAAGGCACAACACTACAAGACTTTGATGAAAAAGCAAGTGTACAAAAAACATTAAGGAAGCCAGCAGAGATGCTTAAACTATTTGAAGCAGGCAAACAGAAATGTAAAAAATCATTTGAGGAATTAACTACAACACCTACTAAAATGAACGGTAGATTCAATGAGCATACTATTATACTTAAGACTTTTTGATAAATAGTTAATATGAGTGCAACAGAAACCCCAAGAGATAAACTAATAACAGAAATCAAATTACGTCTTGGTGACGGAATGATAGATGTGGAGTTAGATCCTGAACATTATAACCTTGCTATAGACAGAGCAATACAAACACTTAGAAGTAGAAGTGATGCGGCTGTTGAGGAAAGTTATGCGTTCTTAGGAACCCAGGTCGACACACAAGAATATACGTTACCACAAGAAGTATTAAATATTAGACGTATATATAGACGTGGAGTTGGTGGCGGTAATATAGGAACAGGTACAAACTTTGATCCATTTGACGTTGCTTTCCAAAATACATACTTAATTAACGCAGGTGTTGTTGGCGGATTAGCAAACTATGACGCATTCACACAATATAAAGAAACCCTAAACAGAATATTTGGTGGCGAATATGACTTTACGTTTAATTCAAATACCAAAGTATTAAAAATTCTAAGAAAGATATCAGTAGCAGAAGATATAATGATGCAAGTATCTAACTTAGTACCTGAACAAAGTCTAATACAAAATGAATATACAAGACCGTGGATGGCAGACTGGGCATTAGCAGAAGCAAAAATGATGCTCGGAGAAGCAAGAAGTAAATATGCTTCAGGCTTGCCAGGACCGGGCGGTACAGTACAGTTAAATGGCGAAGCATTAAAGCAGGAGGCCATGACTGAGAAGGAAAGATTACTACAATCCATAATTAACATGGAAGAAGGCAATAGAAACTACGGCTTTATAATAGGTTAAATGAATACAATAGGGATATTAGGTAATATAGGTTCGGGTAAAAATACCGTAGCACAGTATCTAGCAACAAAAGGATGTGTCCCAACATCATTCGCAGGACCCATAAAAGATTTATGTACAAGTGTTTTTGGCTGGGACAGAGAATTGCTTGAAGGCGAAACAGACGAAAGCAGAGAATTCAGAGAAGGTATAGATCTATACTGGAGCAAAAAATTAAGCATACCTGATTTTACACCTAGACTAGCATTACAGTTAATAGGCACAGATGTTATGCGTAATCATTTCAATCAAGATATTTGGTTAAACAGTTTAGAATACAGAGTAAAAAAATTACATAACCAAAACGAGTGTGTTGTAATCAGTGACTGCCGATTTAAAAATGAATTAGAACTAATTAGACGTGTTGGCGGCACAACTATCCTTGTACAACGTGACGATAAACCAGAATGGTATGATATTGCTTTAGCGGCAAACAACGGTGACGCAGTAGCAAAACATATTATGTCTAAAGATTTTGCTAATATTCATTTAAGTGAATACGAATGGATAGGCAGTGATATCGATTTTACAATTAACAACAACGGTACATTAGAAGACTTATATGCCAATGTTGATATAGTAATAGACCAACTTCCACAAAAACCGCAAATATTTAACGATAACGGCCTAGAACTAGTTTAGAGGCTTATTTATCATCTTAAGCAATTTAAGATGAATTGACATTTCTATAATACCGCAAATATACAAAATATTCATAAATACTGTTAACCAAATAAGGTATAATAGGAGAATATTATGGCAACATTAGTATCACCTGGTGTAGATATCACCGTATCAGACGAAAGTTTTTATAGTCCCGGCGGACCTGGTACAGTACCTTTGATTATATTAGCGACACATCAAGATAAAACAAATCCTGATGGTAGTGGCACAGCCGGTTTTACTAAGTTAGCAGACGCAAACGAAGTTAAACTGATTACTAGTCAAAGAGAACTTCTACAACAGTACGGAAACCCAACTTTTTACAGTACGGGCGGCACACCTTCACATGGTAATGAACTTAACGAATATGGCTTACTAGCGGCGCATAGTTTCTTAGGATTGGCTTCAAGAGCATACGTTCTTAGAGCGAATGTTGATCTTAATGGATTAAAACCTTTAGCAAGTGCTCCAAGTCCTGCTCCAGCAAACGGAACAGT